TACTAATTATAACCCTGCCGAGGCTTTAAATATGTATTTTCAAACTGGTAGTATTGTTGGTAGAAGTTTAACGCAAGATGGTGATCCTAACAGAGGTAAAGTACCAATACAAGAATTACAAACATCTTCTGGTATAAGCAAGATTCAAGCACTTATACAAACGTATCAGTATTACCTGCAAATGATTAGAGATGTGACCGGACTAAATGAAGCTAGAGATGGTAGTCAACCAGCTAAAGATTCATTAGTAGGTTTACAAAAATTAGCGGCAGCTGCTTCTAACACAGCTACTAAACACATAATGCAGTCTTTAATGTATTTAACAGTTCGTTCAGCTGAGAATATAAGTTTAAGAATAGCAGACTCTTTAAGTTTTCCACTTTTAAAAGAAGCTTTGTTAAATTCTATAAACTCGTTTAACGTGGCAACCCTTACAGAGGTTAGTAAATTAAACATGCATGAGTTTGGTATATTTTTAGAACTTGAGCCTGAAGAAGAAGAAAAGCAAATGCTTGAAAAGAATATACAAATAGCTTTACAAGCAGGGCAAATTGGTTTAGAAGATGCTATTGATATTAGGCAGATAAGTAATATAAAGCTCGCTAATCAATATATTAAACTAAGTCAAAAGAAAAAAAGAGAAAGAGATCAACAAGCGCAGCAAGCTAACATACAAGCGCAAGCACAAGCAAACGCACAGTCAGCTGAACAAGCTGCTATGGCTGAAGTTCAAAAGCAACAAGCGCTTACACAAGAAAAAGTTAATATTGAACAAGCTAAATCTCAGTTTGAAATACAACGCATGCAGACAGAAGCTCAAATAAAAAGAGAGCTTATGGCTGAAGAGTTTAATTACAACATACAGCTAGCAAGGGCTAGGGCTGATGTGGAAAAAGCTAAAGAACAAGATATAGAAGATCGTAAAGACGAGCGCGCTAGAATTATAGGTACGCAGCAATCAGAAATGATTTCACAGCGTCAAAACGATGAACTACCTAAAAACTTTGAGTCATCTGGATTTGACTCACTAGGAGGATTTGGACTTGAACAGTTTGAGCCTCGTTGAAAATAAAATCCTTTAATTTTATATTATTATATTATGTCAGAAGAAATAAAACAAGAAGGAGAGTTTAAAATAAAAACTCCTTCTAAGCCTAAAAATTTAGGTGATAATACAGGTGAGACTATTAAAGTAAACATGAAAGAACCTCTAATAGATCTTGAGCCAGATGTTAAAAAAGTAGTAATCAAAAAAGAAGATACTGATGCCGTTCAAACACAAGAGACAAATGATAGCAATGCTATTGTCGAAGAGTCCAAAGACAGTGGCAACAGCGAAGAAGTGGTTGAAGAAGTACGGACCTCCGACGAAGAAATAGCATCTCCTTTAACTGTTATTGAAGATACTGAAGAAGAGGAAAAACAACTTGAAGCAACTAAAAAAGTAGAGCAACCCGCGCAAGAGCAAAGAGTTCTACCTGAAAATATTGAAAAGCTAGTTTCTTTTATGGAACAGACTGGTGGAACTGTACAAGACTATGTTAGGCTTAATGCAGATTATACCAATGTTGATAACCAAGTTTTAATACGAGAGTATTATAAACAAACTAAACCACATTTAGATTCTGAAGATGTAAGTCTTTTATTAGAAGACTTTGATTACGATGAAGATATAGATGAACCAAAAGATATACGCAAAAAGAAAATTGCGTTTAAAGAGGAGGCTGCAAAAGCTAAAGACTTTCTTGAAAGCTTAAAAAGTAAATACTACGACGAGATCAAGTTGAGACCGGGCGTAACTCAAGAGCAACAAAAAGCTACAGACTTTTTCAACCGATACAACGAAGAGCAAAACTCTATAAAGCAAAAACAGGATATTTTTTTAAACAAAACATCTAATCTTTTTACTGATGATTTCGAAGGTTTCGATTTTAATGTTAGTGAAAAAAAATTTAGATACGGTATAAAAAATCCTAAACAGGTAGCAGAGCAACAATCAGATATTAGCAATTTTGTTAAGACGTTCTTAAATGAAAAAGGAGAAATATCAGATGCTAAAGGTTACCACAAAGCTTTATACGCAGCGCGTAATGCTGATACTATAGCACAACATTTTTACGAGCAAGGCAAAGCCGATGCTGTGAAAGATGTTATGGTTAAATCTAAAAATATAAGTACAGAACCTAGGCAAACAGCTTCTGGTAATGTATTTGTTAACGGATTAAAAGTTAAAGCAATTAGCGGTCTTGATTCTTCAAAATTAAAAATCAAAACTAAAAAATTTAACTAACAAAAACTTATCATTATGAGTTTAACTCCAACATTTGGTACTTTAGTACCATCTCAAAAACAACAAGCTTTAGCTGATAACTATCTAAAGTTTAACGACGGTTCAGGTAATGACTTTGCACAGCAATATCTACCTGAAATCTATGAGCAAGAAGTAGAGCGTTACGGTAACCGTACACTATCTGGATTCTTACGCATGGTAGGCGCTGAAATGCCTATGACATCTGACCAAGTTATTTGGTCTGAGCAAAACCGTCTACACATTTCTTATACAGCTGTAGCTGCAAACCTAGCTGCCGCAACACACTTAGACCTTACAACTGTAAACGGAACTACTGTAGTAAACGTAATTTCTATTAACGATACTATCGTTATTATGGACGTTTCAGACGGTGGTGAAGCTAAAGGTATTGTAACTGACGTACCTACAATTAACGGTGGTACTCTTGCTGATGCTGGTCATATCGCTGTACAGCTTTATGGAGGTTCAGACGTACAAACTGTGTTTGCTTCAGCAACTGATTTGAAAATCTTTGTGTATGGATCTGACTATACTAAAGGTACTTCAATTGGTACTGGCGCTGGTAACTCAGCTACACGTGTAAGCGTAACTCCACAGCTAACTCAATATAGCAACTCTCCAGTAATTATTCGTAATCAATATGTAGTATCAGGATCTGACGCTGCTCAAATTGGTTGGGTGGAAGTAGCAACTGAAGACGGAACTTCTGGATATCTATGGTATCTAAAAGCTGAGTCTGAAACTCGTCTACGTTTCGAAGATTACTTAGAAATGGCTTTAGTTGAAGGCGAATTAAACACTAATGCTGGTGCTGGAGCATATCAAGCTAGCAAACTTCCTGGCACGCAAGGTTTATTTGCTGCTATCGAAGAGCGTGGTAATAAGCTTGTAGGCTTCACTGCTGCTGGTAACGACGGTTTAGCTGATTTTGATGCTATCCTTAAAAACCTAGACACTCAAGGTGCTATTGAAGAAAACATGCTTTTCTTAAATCGCCAAACATCTCTAGATTTTGATGATATGCTAGCTGGCTTAAACGGTGGAAACACTGGTGCTGGTGCTGCTTACGGTTTGTTTGAAAACTCTGAAGACATGGCATTAAACCTTGGCTTTAGCGGTTTCCGTAGAGGTTCTTATGACTTCTATAAAACTGACTGGAAATATCTAAATGACGCTTCAACTCGTGGCGCTATTGATGGAATTAGTTCTGTCGAAGGTGTATTAGTTCCTGCTGGTACTTCAACTGTATATGACCAAATTCTTGGTACTAACATCCGTCGTCCATTCTTACACGTGCGATATAGAGCATCACAAAGTGATGATCGTCGTATGAAGACTTGGTTGACTGGTTCAGTTGGTGGTGCTTATACTTCAACTCTTGATGCAATGGAAGTAAACTTCCTATCTGAAAGATGTTTGATTACTCAAGGTGCTAACAACTTTGTTATTTTCAAAGGAGTGTAATTACATAGGTAAGACTTACCCCTGATGTAATTTCAGGGGTAATACTTACCCTTATTAACTATTTAATTTTATTATATCATGGCTAAAGAAGCTAAAGCAGTAGAAACAATTGAGGTTGCACCTCAAAAAACAGTTAAGGCTAAAACTGTAGAGAAAAAACCAAGTAAACCTGAATGGGAAATTAAAGATAGAGTTTATTATTTAAAAGGAAATAAATCACCTTTAACATTAACTATTCCCAGTAGGCATACACGAAAGCACGCTTTAATTTATTTTGACGCTGAAACAGGTGTGCAAAAAGAATTAAGATATGCAACTAATCAAGACTCACCTTTTGTTTCAGAACAAAAAGGAGAATCAACATTAGGACATATAATGTTTAAAAACGGATCTTTACAAGTTCCTAAAGAAAAACAAAACCTACAAAAACTACTTTCATTATACCACCCATTAAGAGGTAGAATGTATGAAGAGTTTAGCGCAGTAGCAGAAGCTGAAGATGAATTAGATATTATTGAACTTCAAGTAGATGCACTAAACGCTGCTAGAGAAATGGACGTAGATCAATCAGAAGCTATAATGCGTGTTGAGTTAGGTTCTAAAGTATCTAAGATGAGTTCTAAAGAACTTAAGCGAGACTTGTTATTATTCGCTAAGAAAAACCCTAGTTTGTTTTTAGAATTAGCAAATGATGAAAACGTACAACTAAGAAATATAGCAATTGTTGCTGCGGAATCTGGCATAGTCAAACTATCGCAAGACCAAAGAACATTCACTTGGGGTAGCAATGGAAGAAAATTAATGAACGTACCGTTCGAAGAAAACCCATATTCAGCAATGGCCGCGTGGTTCAAAACTGACGAGGGTGTGGAAGTTTACAAATCAATAGAGAAAAAACTTCTATAACATGTAATAATATATCAGGGCGTGTAATGCGCCCTGTATATAAATAAAAATATAAATGGCAATAAACGTAAACACTGTATATCAAACCGTTTTACTTATACTCAATAAAGAACAGCGTGGTTATATTACACCTGACGAGTTTAACAAAACAGCCACACAGGTTCAGTTAGATATATTCGAACAATACTTTGATGATTTGAACCAGCAATTACGAGTGCCACAAGCAGATTATGATTACTCTGATAGGCAAATAAATATAGATGAAAACATATCTATTTTTAAAGCTGTTGGTACTTGCAGTTTTAGTACTAATCATTTTAATTTACCAACTACAGACACAATAAGTGGAGCTACCGTGGTTTATAATGACAATCCTGGAAATGATGAGGTAGCTTTTTATAGACTTGGAACAGTTACATACACGCCTGTAGTAGGTGATCAAGTAGAATTACAAAGATTACAACGTAATGAATTCTACAATATACAAGCATCTCCACTTACAAAATCAACAAAATCATTTCCTACATACTTATATGAAAATAATAAATTATTTGTAAGACCTACTGAACTTACTTCTGGTATAGAAGCTTCTTTTATTAGAAAACCGCTTAATGTAACTTGGGCTTTTTCTACTGGAAATTTAGGTCAATATGTTTATGACCCTAACAACTCTCAAAACTTTGAGATAAATAACAATGAACAAGTAGAAGTTATTTTAAGAATACTACAATATTCAGGTATTATAATTAGAGATCCTCAAATAATACAAGCTGCGGCTAGCGAAATACAACAAGACGAAATAAATCAAAAAAGTTAATAAATGGCATTACTTACAGAAAACAATAGACAATATTACGAAGGCGCACAAAGCTTTCAAGCAATTGGCACTGTTGGTGGTGGTGAAACTTTTACTACAACCTTTGATACTAACTTAATATTTTACGCTGTATCTTCTTCAACACCTAGCTACAGTCAAAACAATTTTAAATTATACACAAGTTCAACAGGTTTAGCCGGTACATACACTGAGTATACTAGCGCGTATACTGTTTCAGGTAATACAATAACAATAACAGCTGAGCTAGCTGCTAACACATATGTAGTTGTACAGCTTAAAAAATTAGATGGAGGTAACTACGGTAATACAGTTGCTGAAAAAGCTTTTGGTGACGTTGTAGAAGATAATTGGGGTTCTTATTCTTACGTGTCTTTAAATGATATTATAAACAATTTTCAAATAGCTTATGTCGGCGCTGGTAAACTAATACCAAGTGTCAAAAGAACTGATGTTATATTTCACGCTAAAAGAGGTTTGCAAGAATTTAGTTATGACACTTTAAATAGTATAAAATCTTTAGAACTAGATTTACCTTTAAGTATGTCTGTTATAATACCTCAAGACTACGTTAACTACGTCAGAATGTCATGGGTTGATAGCTTAGGTGTTTTACATCCTATATACCCAGCTAATAATTTAACTACAGATCCAA